GACGAAGGATACGGTAAAAAGTATGAAGAAGACGACGTTAAAGAAGAAATGGATTCTAAAGATGATATGAAAGAAGAGAAAGAAGATATGGATGAAGCTAAAGAAGAGCTTGATGAAATTAACCTTGATGAATTGTTAGCCGAACTTGATGAAGAAATGTCAGATTCCGAAAAAGAAAAAGTCGACAGAGAAGTTGATGCTGTCAGAGATGATTTAGACCAAATATCTAAACTAGCTAAAGATGCTGGTGAAGATGCTAAAGATATCAAAGACAAAATTGATGAAACTGAAGATAAAGAGGACGTCAAAGAAGATGCCAGAACAGATGCCGAAGAAGAAGGCTACAAAGATGGTATGAAGGACGAAAAGGAAGATATGGATGACGAAGATATCGATCTAGAAGATATGTCTGAAGATGACCTGAAAGGGTTTATCGAAGATGTTATTAAAGATATGGTATCAGATGGAACTATCGAAGCAGGCGGAGAATTCGAAGAGGAAGATATGGAAATGATGGATGTGGAAGATGTTGAAGATGTGGATGTTGATATAGAAATCGACGAAGCAAAAGACATGGACAAAGGCGAAAAAGGTGTTGGAAACGAGGATGGAGACAGAGATGACTCTAGAATTGAAAAAGAGACCGAAAAAATGAGATTCAAAGAAGCAATGGATGAAATCCAGGAGCTTAAAAAAGAATTGAATGAAGTAAACCTTTTAAATGCTAAACTACTTTACACAAACAAAATTTTCAAATCTAAAAATTTATCTGAAGGTAAAAAAGTCAAAGTGCTTAAGGCATTTGACAAAGCGTCTTCAGTAAAAGAAGCTAAAGTTATTTTTGAAACATTAAACGAAGGTTTAATATCAAAATCAGCAGTTAAGACAAGACCACAAGGTAGTGCTTCTAAAGCTACTGGAACAATAACTGAAGCTAAAAAACAACCAATAATTGAATCAAACGATGTTTACAACAGAATGCGTAAACTAGCTGGTTTAATTTAAAAAAATCAATTAATAACCCTAAAAACAGAAAACAATGAGTTTAAATTCTCTTTTAGAAAGTGCAAACCCTTACCAATCACTACAGAGTGATGCTGCTAAATTAGCTGGTAAATGGGAAAAAACAGGTTTATTAGAAGGTTTAGGAGGTTCCCACAAAAATAATATGGGAATTATTCTTGAAAACCAAGCTAAACAACTTGTAGTTGAGCAAAGCTCAACAGGTGGAGGTGCGTCTTCTACTGGTACATTTCAGTCACAAACAGGTGTGAATGTAGGTGGTCAGTGGGCAGGTGTTGCTTTACCATTGGTACGTAAAGTTTTTGGACAGATAGCTGCCCAAGAATTCGTATCAGTACAACCAATGAACTTACCTTCAGGACTAGTGTTTTATCTAGATTTCCAATATGGAAGTGCTAAAACACCTTTCGGTGCTGGTGGTTCATTATATGGTAACAAAGATGCTAACAATAATCCATTTGGTAACACAAATGAAGGTGGATTATACGGTTCAGGTAGATTTGGTTACTCAATTCAAAATACTCAATCAAAAGTAACTTTAGTTGCGGGAGATTGGGCTACTGCGACTTGGGACCAATTAAACTTTAACAGTACATATTCAGCTTCTTCTGCAGCAAGTCATTTTTATGCTATTGCAGTACCAACTTCTTCATTAGCTTTTGCTGATGTACAAGGAGTTAAAGGATTTAACGTCTTTACTGGTTCATTAACAGCTGCTGTAATTACAGGATCTGATGGAACAGTACCAGGTGTTCAATTATCTGAATTTACTGCATATTCACAAGGTGGTGACATTACATTTGTTGCTACTAAATCGGCCTTTGCTACTAATGGTACTGGTTCAATTTGGGTGAATTACCAACTTCAACCAACTGATAAATTCAGAGGTGATTTCGAAGCTGGAAATGCAAAACCAAATTCTTACAATAACAGTGATGACTGTTGCCCAGAGCAAGTTATTCCAGAAATCAACATTCAGATGCAATCATCTGCAATCGTTGCTAAAACTAGAAAACTTAAAGCTGTATGGACTCCAGAATTTGCTCAAGATCTTAACGCTTACCACGCTCTAGATGCTGAAGCTGAATTAACTTCAATCTTAAGTGAGTATATTTCATTAGAAATAGACTTAGAAATCTTAAGTATGTTAATTGAGTCTGCTGCTGCTGGAACAGAAAACTGGTCAGCTGTAAACAACCAGTCAGTTACTGGAACTGGTGCTAACATAGCATTAGGAGATCTTGGATTTTATAATTCACAAGGACAATGGTTCCAAACATTAGGAACTAAAATCCAAAAACTAAGTAATATTATTCACCAGAAAACACTGAGAGGTGGAGCTAACTTTATGGTAGTTTCTCCAACAGTTGCAACTATTCTAGAATCAATTCCAGGATTTGCTGCTAATTCTGATGGTGATGCTGCTAAAATGACATATGCATTTGGTGTACAAAAAGTTGGTGCTCTAAATGACCGTCAGAAAGTTTACAAAAATCCTTATATGACTGCTAACCAAATCCTTTTAGGATATAGAGGTTCTCAGTTCTTAGAAAGTGGTGCTGTATTTGCTCCATATATTCCGTTAATCATGACTCCACTAGTATACGATCCAGATACGTTCGTACCTAGAAAAGGTCTATTAACTAGATATGCTAAGAAAATGGTAAGACCAGAATTTTATGGTTTAATCAACGTAGCAGGATTAAATACTTTATAGTAGTATTTACTTTTCTTAATAAAATAACCCGGCTTTTTGCCGGGTTTTTTTATCCTTATCTCCTTATATTTATATTTAATTTTATATGTATATTTACGTATTTACTCAATTTAATAATAATAGTAATATTACCCCCTGAAGATAATTATATTCCAAGAAAATACATAAAATATTTTTAATTAATATTTATAATTATAACAATTCATTTCATATTTATAATAAAAAAGAATTATGGCATTGTGTACTACAACAGGTTCATTAGATGTTTTTATACGTGAAAGCATAACTTTACCAAATGGCAATGAAGAAGTTGCTACAAATAATATAAAAATAGCTAATGTAAACCAATTAGTAAGAAGAATAGATACAATATCTGCAAATTGGGAGGGAACAGGAGTTGAAATTTTAAGATTTGTTGATAATGAAGCTTCTCAAGTAGCTGGTTCATTTGTAAGAGATACTGTTAAATATTTAAGATTTACCAATTTAGATTGTACTAATTACGTATCTATTTATTTAATCCAAGATAGCCCAGATGCTCAATCTCCTAATACAGGTAATGTGGGATCAGGAGATGAAGGTGTATTTAGGTTAGATGCAGGAAAATCAATGATGTTATCTAATGCTCAATTTGAAAGTAGTAATTATTATGATTATGTAGTAGATGGGTATGTTGATATACAGTATTATTCATCATTTTCATCGCTTTATAGTATAAAAGCAAAAGCAAATAACGCAGACGTTAGAATAGAGTATCTTGTAGGCTCTTCTTAATATTTATAATAAAATTAAATTAAATAAAAATGGCATTAACATTTAGAACAGGTTCCGGAGGGAAAGGATCAGCTTTAACAATAGACGAATTAGATAATAATTTTAGATTTTTTACTGGGTCACACGATGTATCTGGATCATTTACAGTTTCGGGTAGTGTAACAATAACAGGCTCTTTAGTTATAAGTGCTAGTGGTGATAGTTCAATTAGATGGGAAAATTTATCCACATCAGAACCTTTAGTAACTGGTTCACTTTGGATATCAGGTAGTGGGGATGGATCCGCAAGTGGTTCTGGATATTTAATGATATTTAACCCATAATAAAAAGTAAATAAAATAAAAATTTAAGGCCTCAATTTGAGGTCTTTTTTTTCATATTTATAATAAAACTAGATTCTTATGAATATTCCAATTTATGATGGTAATCCCTTATGGAATCCAAATGCCACTGCTTTTGGCTTTTACAATAATGATATTGAATTTCAAGTTGATTGTTTAAAAGTAGCTAAATTTATAACTACAAGATTAGGGTACCCATTAATGGATGTTGAACTCCAATCAGGTTCTATTTATACTGCATTCGAAGAAGCTATAACTACTTATGGAAATGAGTTATATGCTTATCTTATTAGAGAAAATATACTAGATCTTACAGGTTTACCATATGCTGAATTAGATTTAAGTGAAACAATTATTTCACCAAATTTTGAAACTATAGTTAGAATGTCAGAACAATATGGTGAAGAAGCAGGTGTAGGAGGAAACGTTACTTGGTATAAAGGAAGTATACCCTTAACTTCTAGCGTTCAGGATTATGATTTAAAAGTATGGGCAAAAGATCAGGGTATAACGGGTAGTATAGAAATAAAAAGAGTATTTTATCAAACACCCGTTCCAGCATCAGCTAGGTATTTAGATCCTTTTGATGGGTTTGGTTTTGGTGGTGTTGCTGCAGCAGGTTTAATGGGACTAGGTGGATTTGGAGGAGCAGGTGGTTATTTAATGATGCCACTTAATTATGATATGCAAGTTATTCAAGCTATTGAATTAAATGAAATGGTTAGATTATCTAATTACAGTTTTGAAATACATAACAATGTAATTAGAATATTCCCAATACCAGGACCTTACGAAGTAAGTGGAGTAGGTGAGGATGAAGAAGATAATGGTTTTCACTGTGGAAATTTATGGTTTGAGTATATTAAAAGAAATGATAGAATAAGTAGCAGTATTCAATGTGCAGAAGGTTTAATTAGTAATGTTTCAAATATTCCTTATCAAAACCCTACTTATGCATTAATTAACTCAGTAGGTAGACAATGGATTTTTGAATATACATTAGCATTATGTAAAGAAATTTTAGGGTATGTTAGGGGTAAATATAGTACAGTACCTATTCCTAATGCTGATATGACATTAAATCAAGCTGATCTTTTAGCAGCAGCAACTGCTGAAAAAACAGCTTTATTAGAAAGATTAAGAGCATATTTTGATGAAACTTCAAGAGCTAAATTGTTAGAAAGAAAAGTTTTAGAAGCAGATGCAGTACTAAAAGAATTAGATCAAGTACCACGTGTAATTTATATAGGATAATATGGCAATGTTCGCAAGACAGAGAGATGTTTCTCTGGTAAGACATTTAAATAGAGAAGTTATGGGTAATGTTATTACTCAACAATGTGCTATCTATCAATTTAAATTAGAAGAAACCAAAGTAAATATTTATGGAGAAGCTGCTGATGAAAAATTTTATAATGGTCCCTTTTTATTTAATGTTTTAATAAGTAGACAAGACCAACAATACCCTGAAAATGAAGAAGGTATACAATTTGAACAATCAATTGATTTTTATTTCTTAAGAGATGATCTAGTTGACGCAAACGTAGTACCAGATGTAGGAGATATAATTTTATATCAAGAGGGTTATTATGGAGTTCAAAGTACAGTTGGTAATCAATATTGGAGTGGTAAAAACCCAGATTATCCTAATAATAATTCAGATGGTACAGATAATCCGTTAAATCCAAATCTACAATTATTTGGAACAAATTTATCAATATTAGTATCAACATATTATATTTCAGCAGATAAACCTGCAATTTCACCTTATATAGAAAGATTTTAATGGCAAAGATTAGAAAACCTATACCAAAAACACAAAAAGAAATTAGTAGAGATTTACATTCTCCAACTGATGCACGATATGGTAATCCTAATATTACAGCACAAATTAATGAAAATGAAACAGGAATACCTTTTAATAGATCAGAAAAATTATCTTGGAAAGGTGATACAACAAAACCTTTTTCAATTGGTATTAAGGATATAGATGAAGCTGTATTTTTTTACTTTGAAAATGTTATTAAACCTTTTGTATACCAAAATGGAGAAAGAAGAGAAGTTCCGATAATTTATGGATCTCCTGAAAGATGGAAATCATATCAAAGAGATGGATATTATAGAGATAAAAAAGGATCAATAATGTTACCTATTATTGTTATTAAAAGAAATGTAATAACAAAAGATAGATCAGTATATAATAAACTTGATGCTAATGATCCTAATTTATATGCTAGTTTTCAAAGACCATATAATCCAAAAAATTTTTATAGCAATTTTGCAGCTATTAATAATAAAAAACCAGTAAAACAGATGTATGCTGTTGTTGTTCCTGATTTTGTAACTATAGAATATAGTTGTTTAATCCAAACTTATTATATGGAACAACTAAATAAAATAATAGAAGCTTGTGAATATGCTTCTGATGCTTATTGGGGTAATCCAGAAAGATTTAAATTTAGAGCTTTTATTGATTCCTTTACTACTGCAACAGAATTAACAACTGGTAGAGATAGATTAGTAAAAGGTAATTTTAATATTAGACTTAGGGGGTATATTGTACCAGATACAATACAAAAAGAAATGACATCATTAAACAAATATAACACTAAAGGCAAATTTATTGTTCAAATGGAAACAACAGCTAATGAAGAAATATTTGAAAGTAATGTAACAAAAACAAGAGATGGCAGAACTAGGCGCCAAAGGGAAGATAAAGGAAATTTATCTAATATTTCCGACGTGACGCGTGGTAGTGAATTAAAACAAAGTTAATATATGGCTAGTCAGAATAACGTAAGATTTGTAGATGCTTTAAAAGTTGGCGCTTATAATGTATTAGATGAAAGTGCTGGTTCAGATGGAAGCTCAGGGTCCTCTGGAACAAGTGGTTCTTCAGGATCTTCAGGTACTTCTGGAACATCTGGCGATTCAGGTAGTTCAGGCTCAAGTGGATCATCAGGTACATCCGGAACTTCTGGTATAGATGGTGCAGGCGGATCATCAGGTTCTTCAGGAACTAGTGGTTCTTCAGGTTCAAGTGGTACTTCAGGTACTTCTGGTTCTGATGGTGGCGGTGGTTCAAGTGGCTCTTCAGGAACTAGTGGTTCTTCTGGAACTTCTGGTATAGAAGGTTCATCAGGTTCTTCTGGAACAAGTGGTATTGATGGTACTTCTGGTAGTTCAGGTACAAGCGGGTCTTCAGGTTCATCAGGAACAAGTGGATCTTCAGGTTCAAGTGGTACTTCAGGTACTTCTGGTGATGATGGTGCAGATGGGTCTTCAGGTTCAAGTGGAACTTCGGGATCAAGTGGTTCAAGTGGAACTTCAGGTATAGATGGAACTTCAGGCTCTTCAGGAACAAGTGGTGTGGATGGTTCAAGTGGATCATCAGGAACAAGTGGTTCTAGTGGTACATCAGGTTCAAGTGGCTCTTCTGGTACAAGCGGTAGTTCTGGTTCAAGTGGCACATCCGGTTCAAGTGGCAGTTCAGGCACTTCTGGTATAGATGGTACAAGTGGTTCTTCAGGTACTTCTGGTACTTCAGGACAAGACGGTTCATTTGGTGGTGCTTCGTTTGATTATACTTTTGAAACAGATACTGATACATCAGATCCTGGTTCAGGAAAAGTAAAATTAAATAATTCTACTCAGCCTTCTGCAACAGCGGTATACATTAGTCAAACAGATGATGCTGGTAACAGTATAGAAGCATTCTTAGAAACAGTAAAAGCTTCAACAGGTGCCGTAAATGGTCACATAAGAATATCAGATAAATTTAATACAAATGATTTTGTTTTATTTGCAATTACAGATTTAACAGATAATGGGGATTGGTGGACATTAGCAGTAAGTAATGAAGCTTCAGGTGGAAGTGCATTTACTGATGGAGAAGATGTAATTTGTTCTTTTGTTGTAACAGGTGATTCTGGTTCAAGTGGATCTTCAGGTACTTCAGGTATAGACGGAACTTCTGGTTCAAGTGGAACATCAGGTATAGATGGTACAAGTGGCTCTTCTGGTACTTCAGGTGTAGATGGTTCAAGCGGATCATCAGGAACATCAGGTGATAGTGGTTCAAGTGGTTCATCTGGAACAAGTGGTAGTTCCGGTTCAAGTGGAACTTCAGGTATAGATGGAACTTCAGGATCTTCAGGAACAAGTGGAATAGACGGTACAAGTGGTTCATCAGGAACAAGTGGTATAGATGGAACTAGTGGTTCTTCAGGTACTTCAGGTACGAGTGGAGATTCAGGTTCTAGTGGTTCTTCTGGAACAAGTGGTAGCTCAGGTTCTTCAGGAACAAGTGGTATAGATGGAGCAGCAGGCTCAAGTGGTTCTTCAGGGACAAGTGGTATAGACGGTACAAGTGGCTCTTCTGGTACTTCTGGTATAGATGGTGCAGATGGTTCTTCTGGTTCAAGTGGTACTTCGGGTACCAGCGGAGATGATGGTTCAAGTGGAAGTTCTGGAACAAGTGGTTCTTCAGGTTCATCTGGAACTTCTGGTATAGATGGAGCAGCAGGCTCAAGTGGTAGCTCTGGAACTAGTGGAATAGATGGTACAAGTGGATCATCGGGAACAAGTGGTACAGATGGAGCAGGAGGTTCAAGTGGCTCTTCAGGAACTAGTGGTTCTTCAGGAACTTCAGGTTCAAGTGGAAGTTCTGGAACATCAGGTATAGATGGTTCAAGTGGATCATCAGGCACAAGTGGAAGTTCAGGAACAAGTGGCTCTTCAGGTTCTTCAGGAACTTCAGGAGTAGATGGAAATGATGGTTCAAGTGGATCTTCAGGTACTTCTGGTGATTCAGGCTCAAGTGGTAGTTCAGGTACTAGTGGCTCTTCAGGTTCAAGTGGAACTTCTGGTACAAGTGGTATAGACGGAACTTCTGGTTCATCTGGTACAAGTGGTATAGATGGAACTTCTGGTTCAAGCGGTACTTCTGGTATAGATGGAGCAGCAGGGTCTAGTGGCTCTTCAGGAACTTCAGGTGATGATGGTGCAGATGGTTCTTCTGGTTCTTCTGGAACAAGTGGTTCTTCAGGAACAAGTGGTTCTTCAGGGTCTTCAGGTACATCAGGTTCAAGTGGAAGCTCAGGTACTAGTGGAGATGAGGGTGCATCAGGTTCAAGTGGAAGTTCTGGTACATCAGGTATAGATGGAACTTCAGGTTCATCAGGAACTTCAGGAATAGATGGTGCAGCTGGTTCAAGTGGCTCATCAGGAACAAGTGGAACTTCTGGTGTAGATGGTTCAAGTGGGAGTTCTGGTACTAGTGGTTCAAGTGGATCTTCAGGTACTTCTGGTGATTCAGGCTCAAGTGGTAGTTCAGGTACAAGTGGTATAGATGGTACAAGCGGATCTTCAGGTACAAGTGGTACAGATGGATCAAGTGGTTCATCTGGAACAAGCGGATCTAGTGGTACATCAGGACAAGATGGTTCATTTGGAGGTGCAACATTTGATTATACTTTTGATATAGATACAACAACTTCAGATCCAGGTAGTGGAGATGTTAAAGTAAATAATTCGGATCAAAATACAGCAACTGCTGTTTATATAAGTCAAGAAGATGATGCTGGTAATAGTATAGAAGCATTTTTAGAAACAGTAAAAGCTTCAACAGGTGCTGTAAATGGTCACATAAGAATATCAAATAAATTTGATACAACTCAATTTATTCTTTGGGCAATTACAAATTTAACAGATAATGGAGCATGGTGGACATTAGCAGTTACACCTGAAGCAAGTTCAGCAACTTCACCTTTCACAAATGGAGAAGATGTACTTTGTTCATTTGTTGTAACAGGTGATTCTGGTTCTTCTGGTTCATCAGGAACAAGTGGTACATCGGGTTCAAGTGGAACTTCAGGTTCTAGTGGTTCATCTGGAACAAGTGGTTCATCAGGTACAAGTGGTGATGATGGAGCAGACGGTTCAAGCGGTTCTTCAGGAACAAGCGGTTCCTCAGGTTCATCAGGAACAAGTGGTGATTCTGGTTCAAGTGGCTCTTCAGGTACAAGTGGTATAGATGGAGCAGCAGGGTCAAGTGGGTCTTCAGGAACAAGTGGTATAGATGGTACAAGTGGTTCATCAGGTACTTCAGGTATAGACGGAGCAGCAGGATCAAGTGGTTCTTCTGGAACTTCAGGTGATGATGGAGCCGATGGTTCAAGTGGAAGTTCTGGAACAAGTGGTGATTCTGGCTCAAGTGGTTCATCTGGAACAAGTGGCTCAAGTGGTTCTTCTGGAACTTCAGGTGATGATGGAACAGATGGTTCAAGCGGATCTTCAGGTACTTCAGGTATAGATGGTACAAGTGGTTCTTCAGGTACTTCAGGTATAGATGGTACTAGTGGTTCATCAGGTACTTCAGGTATAGATGGTGCAGATGGTTCAAGCGGTAGTTCAGGAACTAGTGGTTCATCTGGTTCTAGTGGAACTTCAGGAATAGATGGTGCAGCAGGTTCTTCTGGTTCATCAGGAACAAGTGGAACTTCTGGTGTAGACGGTTCAAGCGGTTCTTCAGGAACAAGCGGTTCTTCAGGTTCATCAGGAACAAGTGGTATTGATGGAGCAGCAGGCTCAAGTGGTTCATCTGGTACATCTGGTATAGATGGAACTTCAGGTTCATCAGGTACAAGTGGAATAGATGGTACAAGTGGTTCATCAGGAACAAGTGGAACTTCGGGTGTAGATGGTTCAAGTGGTTCTTCTGGAACTTCAGGTTCTAGTGGTTCTTCAGGAACAAGTGGAACAAGTGGTGATTCAGGTTCAAGTGGATCATCAGGTACAAGTGGTACTTCAGGTGATGATGGTTCTTCAGGTTCATCTGGAACAAGTGGAGACTCAGGTTCAAGTGGTTCTTCAGGAACAAGTGGATCTTCAGGTTCGTCTGGTACTTCAGGTTCAAGTGGATCATCGGGTACTTCAGGAATAGATGGAACATCAGGATCTTCAGGAACAAGTGGTATAGATGGAACTTCTGGTTCAAGTGGTACATCAGGTTCAAGTGGAACTTCAGGTTCAAGTGGGTCATCAGGAACAAGTGGTACAAGTGGTTCATCAGGAACTTCAGGTGTAGATGGTGCAGATGGTTCGAGTGGAAGTTCAGGAACATCAGGATCAAGTGGTAGTTCAGGTACAAGTGGGTCTTCAGGACAAGATGGTTCATTTGGTGGTGCTTCGTTTGATTATACTTTTAAAACAGATACTAATACAAGTGAAAATCCAGGAACAGGTAATATTAGATTAAATAATTCTACTCAACCTTCTGCAACAGTATTATCTATAAGTCAAGATGATGATGATGGAAATAGCATTGAATCTTTCCTTCAAACTGTAGAGGCTTCAAATTCAATACCAAAAGGTCATGTAAGATTATTTGATAAAGATGATGCAAGTGATTTTATTGTTTTTGCTATTAATAATCTTGTAGATCAAGGTGATTATTGGACCTTAACAGTTGCAAGTGAAGTACAAGGTGGTAATGCATTAACAGATGGTGAAGATATTGTAGCATCCTTTGTTGTAACAGGAGATAGTGGTTCATCAGGTTCTTCAGGAACAAGTGGCTCTTCAGGAACAAGTGGTTCTTCAGGTTCTTCAGGAACTTCAGGAATAGATGGAGCAGCAGGCTCAAGCGGTAGTTCAGGTACAAGTGGTACTTCGGGAACATCAGGTGATAGTGGCTCAAGTGGTTCATCAGGAACAAGTGGTTCTTCTGGTTCTTCAGGAACTTCAGGTACAAGTGGAATAGATGGTACAAGTGGCTCTTCAGGTACAAGTGGTACTTCAGGTGATGATGGAGCAGACGGTTCAAGTGGCTCTTCAGGAACAAGTGGTTCATCAGGAACAAGTGGTAGTTCAGGTTCATCAGGAACTTCAGGCTCAAGTGGATCATCTGGTACAAGTGGTATAGATGGTACAAGTGGTTCATCTGGTACCTCAGGAACATCAGGTGATAGTGGCTCAAGTGGTTCTTCAGGAACAAGTGGCTCTTCAGGATCATCAGGAACAAGTGGGATAGATGGTACAAGCGGAAGCTCAGGTACAAGTGGTACTTCAGGTGATGATGGAGCAGATGGTTCAAGCGGTTCTTCAGGAACAAGTGGTAGTTCAGGTTCTTCAGGAACAAGCGGTTCTTCAGGAACAAGTGGTAGTTCAGGTTCATCAGGAACTTCTGGTGTAGATGGTTCAAGCGGATCATCAGGTACAAGTGGTGATGATGGAGCAGACGGTTCAAGCGGTTCTTCAGGAACAAGCGGTTCTTCAGGTTCATCTGGAACTTCAGGAATAGATGGTGCAGCTGGTTCAAGCGGAAGTTCAGGAACAAGTGGAACTTCTGGTGTAGATGGTTCAAGCGGATCATCAGGTACAAGCGGATCTTCAGGTTCATCTGGTACAAGCGGATCTTCAGGTTCATCTGGTACTTCTGGTTCAAGTGGAAGTTCAGGAACAAGTGGTATAGATGGAGCAGCAGGTTCAAGTGGTTCTTCTGGAACTTCAGGAACATCCGGTGATAGTGGTTCAAGCGGATCATCAGGTACAAGCGGATCCTCAGGTTCATCAGGTACAAGCGGAACTTCTGGTGTAGATGGTTCAAGTGGTTCTTCAGGTACAAGCGGTTCAAGTGGTTCTTCTGGAACTTCAGGAACAAGTGGTGATTCTGGTTCAAGTGGTTCTTCAGGAACAAGTGGCTCATCAGGTTCATCAGGTACAAGTGGTGATGATGGAGCAGACGGTTCAAGTGGCTCTTCAGGAACTTCAGGCTCATCAGGAACAAGTGGCTCATCAGGTTCATCAGGTACAAGTGGTTCATCTGGTACAAGCGGATCTTCAGGTTCATCTGGTACATCAGGACAAGATGGTTCATTTGGGGGTGCAACATTTGATTATACTTTTGATACAAATACAGCTACATCCGATCCAGGATCTGGTGATGTAAAACTAAATAAATCATCAGCACAAGGTCAAAATACAGCAACTGCTGTTTATATTAGTCAAACTGATGATAATGGTAATAGTTTAGAATCATTTTTAGAAACAATAGATAGTTCGACCTCAGCTATAAAAGGTCACATAAGAATATCAAATAAGTTTGATACAACTCAATTTATTTTATTTGCTATTGATGAATTAGCTGATAATGGGGCATGGTGGACATTAACTGTTATACCTGAAGCTTCTTCAGCTGCATCTCCATTCACAAACGGAGAAGATGTACTTTGTTCATTTGTTGTAACAGGTGATTCTGGTACAAGTGGTAGTTCAGGTACTAGTGGCTCTTCAGGTTCATCAGGAACAAGTGGTTCTTCAGGTTCAAGTGGTACTTCAGGTACTTCAGGTGAACAAGGAGCAGGAGGTTCAAGTGGCTCTTCAGGAACAAGTGGTTCATCAGGAACTAGTGGTTCAAGTGGTTCATCAGGAACTTCTGGATCAAGCGGATCATCAGGTACAAGTGGTATAGATGGTGCAGCAGGTTCTTCTGGTTCAAGTGGTACATCTGGTACAAGTGGTAGTTCAGGAACAAGTGGTTCTTCAGGAACAAGTGGATCTTCAGGTTCATCTGGTACTTCAGGTTCAAGTGGTAGCTCAGGAACTTCAGGTATAGATGGAGCAGGAGGTTCAAGTGGTTCTTCTGGAACTTCAGGAACATCTGGTAATAGTGGTTCAAGTGGATCTTCGGGAACAAGTGGCTCATCAGGTTCTTCTGGAACAAGTGGTAGCTCAGGTTCATCAGGTACAAGTGGTGATGATGGAGCAGATGGTTCAAGTGGTAGTTCAGGAACAAGTGGTTCTTCAGGAACAAGTGGTTCTTCAGGTTCTTCAGGAACTTCAGGCTCAAGTGGATCTTCAGGTACTTCTGGTGATTCAGGCTCAAGTGGTAGTTCAGGTATAAGTGGTTCAGATGGTTCAAGTGGTAGTTCAGGTATAAGTGGTTCAGATGGTTCAAGTGGATCATCAGGAACTTCGGGTTCATCAGGAACTTCAGGTTCATCAGGAACAAGTGGTAGTTCAGGTATAAGTGGTACAGATGGTTCAAGTGGTTCTTCTGGTAATAGTGGCTCATCAGGTTCTTCTGGAACAAGTGGTAGCTCAGGCGTAAGTGGTTCAGATGGTTCAAGTGGTTCATCAGGTATAAGTGGTTCAGATGGTTCAAGTGGTAGTTCAGGTATAAGTGGTTCAGATGGTTCAAGTGGTTCATCAGGTGTAAGTGGTGGAGATGGTTCACCAGGTTCAAGTGGTTCATCAGGTGTGTCAGGTGCAAATGGTTCAAGTGGCTCATCAGGTGTAAGTGGTGGAGATGGTGCACCGGGTTCAAGTGGTAGTTCAGGTATAAGTGGTAATAATGGTTCAAGTGGTTCATCAGGTGTAAGTGGTGGAGATGGTTCACCAGGTTCAAGTGGTAGTTCAGGTACTAGTGGTTCTTCTGGAACAAGTGGTTCTTCAGGTACTTCAGGTACAGCAACAATAACAGGTAGTACATCTAATGGAGTTGTAGTATATGGAGGTAGTGGAGCAAGTTTAACCGTGTCGCAGTTTATTACAGTAAATGCCCAAGGACTTAGTGGGAATTTGCTGACACTTAATAATCATTCGGCAATTGAATTAGATGGTTCTTTAACCTCATTAGGATCACTGTCTGGTATTATTACTAAAATAGGATCAGCAAGTGTAACAACCACAAAAGTTGTTTATTGGACCTCTGGCGGAGATTGGGCTAAAACAGGAGCTAACACAGAATCAACATCTAAAGGATTATTAGGATATAATGCCAGCAATTCTTCAGCTACATCCAGTGGTATTGTATTAATAGGATTTGTTAAACAATCATCACATGGGTTTACTGTTGGAGCACCACTTTATTTAAGTGCTAGTGCTGGAACAGGAAACATGTCAAATACAGCTCCAAGTAGTACAGGTAATGTAGTAAGAGTTGTGGGGTATGCAGTTGATTCAAACACAATTTGGTTTAACCCAGATCCAACTTATATAGTAATAGCTTAAATTATGCCAAATCTTACAGCCGTACGATATTCAAGAGCCGTTGGAACACTAGCATCAAATTCTTTTACAACAGCAAGAGAATCTGATTCAAATAGTTTTAATGATTCTTCAACTTCATCTAACTTACAATCAATACAGTTTTTTAGAGACTCAGGAAAAGGAAACTCAAATTATAGATTTTATAGATTTTTTGCAGTATTTGATTTTAGTAGTTACGTTGGATATACAATAACAAATTTAAAATTTAATTATAGATCAACTACTTCTACAGCTGTTTCAGGATTAGGTACTGGTTTAGGTGCAACCATATTCGAATTTAATGGAATGGGAAGTGGTCCATCCTTTTCACAATATTCTAATTCAGAATTTTTTGATGACATTGATTTTACTGAAAATTATTCTCCTGATTCGGGTACAGTTGAACAATGGACAGATGCAAATTCATCTGCTACTTTAGATTTAAACTCTACCGCTACTGCAGCAGCATCGTCGACAGGAGAATTAAAAATAGCAATTGTACAATATCCAAATGATGCTACTGATACTGATCAAGGAGATGATGTATATTATAGATATTATCTAAATTTTAATACTCCATCTAGTGGTTTTGTTCCTTTTATGTCTTTTGATGCTGTAGCTCCGGGTTATGGTAATGAAATTGTTGATGTAAGTAGTGCTAATATTGGTGAGGTTGTTGATGTAGCAACAGGAAATATATCTACGGTAGTTGGTGTATAGTAAAAAATAATAAATAATTGGGATAGTTTAAATTTTTATTGTATATTAGTAAATAAAATAAGTTATAAACAATATGGGAAAACCCAAAATATATGCACATAGTTGTTATATAGGTCATACAGGTTACAATAACCATACACGAGATTTTTTTAGAGAATTATCTAAATCCTTTGAAATTAAAGTAAGGAACTTTACAGTACCTACTTATTGGAATGGTTATAACTTAGAACCTTTTAATGAGGAAGATTATTTAACTAATCTTGATAAAAAACTTTTAGTTTCACAAGCTTTATTTGGTAAGGAACAATTTTTAGTAGATAAAGATTTATATACTAATTATCCAAATAATTTTAACCATGATCTTAATATAGTTTTAGCTGAATGTAATCATCACTTTTTTTACCAAAATTATAATGGCCCAAAAATAGGATATACAGTTTGGGAAACTACTAGATTACCAGAACAATTTTTTAATAGTTTAAAAGAATATGACCAAGTTTGGGTAGCATCTAAATGGCAAAGAGAATGTACTATAGAACAGGGTATGGATAAAGATAAAGTAAAAGTAGTACCTGAAGCTGTTGATAGTAATACTTTTTACCCTAATGAAAAATCTACTTTACCTGAATATGATGATGATAGATTTAAATTTATTTTATTTGGTAGGTGGGATTATAGAAAATCAACAAAAGAAATAATAAAATCATTTTTAGAAGAATTTAATAAAGATGAACCTATTGATTTAGTATTATCTATTGATAATGTATTTGCTAAAGATAAATTTGAAACAACTGAAGAAAGATTAAAACATTATAAATTAGTTGACCCTAGATTAAAAATAAAACATTTTCCTACAAGAGAAGAGTATATAAAATATTTACAAAAAGGCCATGTATTTTTATCTTGTGCCAGGTCTGAAGGATGGAACTTACCGTTAATAGAAGCTATGGCTTGTGGAACTCCTTCTATATATTCTAATTGTAGTGCTCAACTTGAATTTGCTAAAGGAAAGGGACTACCCGTTAAAATAAAAGGAACAATCCCAGCTTTAGGTGGAGAATATTCAACATATTCCCAATCAGATTTACCTGGGGAATTTTATCAACCTGATTATGAAGACTTAAAAAAAGTAATGAGAGATGCTTATAAAAATTATGGTAAACATAAAAAGAAAGCATTAATAGAATCCGAACAAATTAGGAATAAATTTACTTGGGAAAATGCTGTAAAAATAGCTAATAAAGAAATTAAATATCTATATAATAATATCCAACCTAACGAAATAAAAATAACATTTAATTCAGGCCCTAAAGTAGAAATTGTAGGTTCTAAAAATCAAAAATATTTTATTGAATTTATAAATGGAGAAAATAATGAAGTAATACATTCTTCAAATATAGAAAATAATATGTGGACTCAATGTAATAAAACATATTATATTCCTTGGGTAATAAAAATTAATGGTGAAGTAGCACATACTTTTAATTTAAAAGATAAAACTGTAAAAATATCATTTGACTCAAATTCTCTAGGTGATACATTAGCTTGGGCTCCACAAGCAGTTGAATTTCAAAAGAAACATAATTGTAAAGTAATAATATCAACATTTCATAATAGTTGGTTTGAAAAACAGGAAGAATATAAAAATTTAACTTTTATAAAACCAAATAAAGGATGTAAATCTTATGTCCAATATAAAATAGGTTGGTTTAGAAGTGAAAGTGGTGATTTTAAAAATAGTAAAGATCATCCAAATCAAGTTAATACAATACCTTTAATTCAGGCAGCAACAGATATTTTAGGTCTTCCTTATAAAGAAATTAATTATGGTGTTTATTTTAAACCTAAAAAAAGACCTATAAAACAAAAATATATTTGTATCGGGCCCCAAGCAACTTCTGGTTGTAAAGAATGGCCCCATGATAGGTGGAAAGAATTAGCTACTAAATTTAAGGTTAAAGGATATAAAGTAATAAGTTTAAGTTTAAAAGGATTTAATGGGCCTAATATTATAAGCAAAAATAATTTACCTTGGGATGAATTATTTAATTACCTATACCATGCAGAATTATTTATAGGATTAGGATCAGGTTTATCTTGGATTAATTGGGCATTAAATAAACATACATTAATGCTTAATGGGTTTTCAACACCAGAACATGAATTTACAAATAATATAACTAGAGTTCAAAATTTTAATGTTTGTAATGGTTGCTGGACAAAACCAGAATCGGTTTTTGATGCTGGAGATTGGGATTGGTGTCCAATAAAAAAAGGAACTGATCAACAACATATATGCCAAAAATCAATCACAGTAAATCAAGTATTAAATAAATCTTATAAAATTTTAAACCCAACAAATAAAGATGATTTTATTTGGATTACTGGAGGTGATAAACATTACCTATCTATGATAGAGGTATTAGCTAAAAGTTTATTAAAACATTCAAAATATAAATTAATTGTTTATGGATTCAATTGTGATTCAGAAATTAATTTGCCTAATGTTATTAATAAAAGAGTAGATTTTAATCGTAAAAAAGATATAGTTTGGAGTGGTGAACAAGACTTAATTAATAAAGATTTTTCTTTATACTATGCTAAATATTTAGCTAGTATTGATTCTATAGAAGAAAATTATGATTTTTATGCTTGGTTAGATGGAGATGCTTTTGTTACTGAACATATAGATAAATCTTTAAAGTATTTAAATTTAGTAAGAGATTATCCTCTATTTATGAGATATTATCATGAAGATATAGGACAGTGGAGGTCTTATAATGGTATTAAGCTACAAGGCAGATATGGAACTGAAATTTGTGACTTTAAAAATATTGAAAGAAACCCTAATAATAGAATTATAGCTACTGGTTTTTATTTTTATGATATAAATTCTTTACCTTTTTTTAATGAATGTTTAGATATACATAAAGAACTAAATAATTACCACTTAACAGTTTTTGTAGACGATAATGCTTTATCAGAAGAAAGAATAGCTAATTATATAATGTGGAGAGATAATAATAATTCTTATTTACCTGTAACTTGGGATAATTATTATAGTAGTAAAGAAGAAATAAAAGTACCAAATAAACTTACTAAAGAAGGATTTGATGTAATGTACGATGAAAAATCTCTTCTTCCTTATTTTTTTCATGGACCAGACCCATCAGTTAAGAAAAAAAATGCTAATGTATTAAACCATGCCTTTAATGAAACTATTCTAAAAAAATTAATGATTATATCCCATCCAGATGATGAATTAATTTTTGGTGGGGCCGAATTAATAAATTATGGTCATGAATATAAAATTGTATGTATTACTAATCCTAAGGATAAAACTAGAGTAAAAGAATTTTCTCAAGTAATGGGTGAATTAAATATTGGATCGTGGGAACTTTTAGATTATGAAGATACTCTTTATCCTAATACTCAAACTTTAAATCTTTCTAGATATTTTAAAGATAATAAGTGGGAAAAAATAGTAACTCATAATCCAATTGGGGAATATGGACACCCACAACATAAATTATTATTTGATACAGTCAAATCTTTTACAGATAATTTTTATGTTTTTGGAAAATCAGATAAAAAATTAGATAATTTAATCTTACATAGAAAAAAACAATTATTAGATTTATATAAAGTAGAAAAAGATATTATAAATCATATTTTAACTAATAATGGTAATTGGTTTAAAAATAATAACAATACTAATTACATAGAATATGAATGTATAGAAAAATATGATCCTAAAAAAGACACAACAAAATATATAGCTTGTTATGATAAATAAACGTTGTTTTTTAGTAACTGCCTATTGTAATACTTCTGAAAAAAAAGAAGCATTAAAAAATACTATTATTAATATTAAAAAATATAATATTGATATTATTTTATTTTCACACTATCCAATTGAAGAAGATATACACTTATTAGTAGATTATTCAATATATGATTATAGTAACCCTATATCTAATGTTAAGGATAAATCAATGATAAATTGGAAAAAATTAAATAAATTTAGATCTAATCCAATCCCCTTTAAATTAAATACATTATCAGTTGATTATGGTTATGCAGCAGCACAACAATTTAAAAGAGGTTTGTTATTTGCTAGTAGAATGGGATATGAGGAAGCTATTGTTTTAAATTATGATCTTGAAGTTACTGATAAAATGTTTAATGATTTTAATAAAAATCTTAATAAATATGATAATATAATATTAAAATATGGAAATGATGATACTAGTATGTATATGGCATGGTTTGCTTTAAAAATAAAACCATATATAGAAAATATAGAATCAATTAGTTATACTGATTATGTTAAAACTGAAATTATAGTTGAAAATTATTTATTTAAAAAATTTAATTCTATTAATAGTTTAATAATCCCCAGAAAAAAATGGGAAGGAGAAAATCCAAATGAACCTAATATAAAAACTAGCATTGTAATGGAAGGGGATGTTTGGGCTAAATACAATACAGATAAATTTAAATGGTTTATAGGACAAGAAAAAATATGGTTCGATAATGACCCTGAAGTAAGAGGAACGGATAAAGTAATTTTATTTTTTTGGGATATATTAGAAGATTTAGATGTAAAAATATTTATTAATGATAAATTAGTATATAAATCTTTTGTTTATAAAAAATTAGATAATCAATTAATTTATATGCCTATATTATATGATGAATTAAATAAACCTTCTTTAAGATTAAAAATTTTCATAAATGATTGGGAAATACCAGAAGAATTAATTAAATTGAGTGCCAACTCAGCAATAGAAATAGCTTATGCCGACCAATAATCTAGTAATAATCACTTGTTATTGTAATAGTAAAAAAAAAGAACAACTATTACATAAAAATATCAACAAAATTAAAAGTCATGGTTTTGACATTTTAGTTGTGTCTCACTTACCTTTATCAATTGAAATACAAAATAAAGTAGAGTATACTATTTTTGATAAAAGTAATCCAATTTTAAATTATCCTTATAGAGGCATAGCTTTTTGGAAAACTTTTACTCACAAAAATAGACCTATTAAAATACAAAATGTTCTTGATGATTATGGGTGGACAGCTTTTAATCAAATTTTTATAGCATCTAATTTTTCTTTACCTCTTCAAAAATATGAAGAAGAACCTACTCAAGGGAGAAAATGGGCTACATATGATAGTTCATTTAAATATGATTATTTTAGTTTTATAAATTATGATATAGAATTAACTAAAAATATAATTGGTGATTTAAAAAACCCAATACCTATTTTAACATCAAGAGTTGAAGATAATCTTAATGAAGTAGGATATAGATTTCCTAGTTTTATGTTAAATATTTTTGATAGAAAACATTTAGAAAAATTAATATCTTTATTTGATAAACAATTTTATATGAAAGATACCCATCCTCATATTGAAGGTAATAAATTTACAGATGCTGAACATTATTTTAAACATTTAATATCTGTTTTTGATTATGTAATACACCCTGATAATATTAAGGATTTAATGTTATTTGAAGATATTACTCTTTTTAATAAAAGTAATACTGAAGATTTTAAGTTATTTATACAAAATGACAATACATTTAAAAAATTAAAATCAAATTCTTGGGTACCTAGATTATTTATTTATGATGTTAAAGTAAAATTAAATATTAAAGTAAATAATAAAACATATAAGTTAAAAGAAAGTGAAAGTATTATTTTAGATCTACCTAAAATAGAAAAATTAGGAATCGAATATAAAGATGAGTACTTAAACTTGTTAGAAGAATATAAATCAGCTAATTACTCCTTTATAAATTATTTAGATGAAAAATAGAAAAAGTTGTGCCTCGTGTAGTGGAAGAAAATTTGATATAATATATGATTTTGGTAAAATACCATTAGCTGGTAGTTTTCCTAAAGAAAATCAAAATATAGAATATTTTCCTTTAAAAATAATAAAATGTAAAAAATGTGGGTTAGTTCAAACTGATACTTTAATTGAACCTAAAGTATTGTTTAAAGATTATAGATACATTTCATCAGTTGGCATGCAAAAACATTTTAATTCATATGCTGATTGGTTAGTTAGTAAAGAAGGTGTAAAACCTATTGATAATGTGTTAGAATTTGGTTGTAATGATGGTCCTTTACTAGATGCATTAAAATATAGAGGGATACATAATACCATAGGTATTGATCCTGCTACTAATATTGTAGAATTAGGTAGAAAAAAGGGATTAAATATTGAAAATGATTTCTTTAATAGTAAATTTGTTGAAGATAATAGGTGGGAAAATAAATTTGATTATGTTTTAGCAAGTAATACTTTTGCTCATATAACAGATATTAACTCAGTTGTTAAAGGAGTTGAACAAACTTTAAAAAAGGATGGTAAGTTTATAATTGAAGTACAATATTTAGTTGATTTAGTTGATAAATTTCAGTTTGATTTTATGTACCATGAACATTTATATTATTATACTATTACGAGTTTAAAAACTTTACTTTCTAAACATAATCTTAAAATAATCGATGTTGAAAGGGTACCAATACATTCAGGGTCAATTAGAGTAATTGCAACTAAAGATTTAAATGTTAAGGTTAATAGTATAGTAGAAGAGTTAATAGAAAGTGAAAAAGAATATAAGGATTTAAGTAACTTTTCTTTATCAATTGAAAAAGCATTATCTAATTTAAAAACATTTTTAGATAATAATAAAGATAAAAAAATAATAGGTTATGGTGCTTCTGGTAGGGCTAATGTAGTTGTAGGTACTTTAAATTTAGATGAAATTTATATCGACTATATCATAGATGAATCACCAGAAAGATATAATAGGTTGACTTCCAATGGGAAAATTCGTATATTGCCCCCATCTAAAATAGGTGAAGCGGACTATATTTTAATTTTTGCTTGGAATTTTTCTGATATGATAATAGAAAAAACTAAACATTTAAATATTCCTTATATTATTCCCTTCCCAGAATTAAAAATTATTAACCCATGAATGGAGAAAAAATATTTATAACTGGTGGTGCTGGTTATTTAGGTTCTAATTTAGTAGCTCGTTATTATAATAATAATGAAATAACTGTATATTCTAGAGATGAAGCTAAACATTATTACCTTAAAAAAAGATTTCCAAATATTAACTGTGTTATAGGAGATGTTCGTAATTTTGATTTATTAAAAAGGTCTTCTAAAGGGCATACTATTGGTATTTTTGCTGCTTCATTAAAACAAATAGAGGCTGTAGATCAAAATGTAGAAGAAGGAGTTAAAGTATTAATTAATGGGTCTATTAATTCAAGAAGAGCAGCAGAAGAAAATAATTTTAAATCAGCATGCTTTATATCATCAGATAAATCTCGTTCGGCAACAACTTTATATGGTTCTATGAAATTTATAGCGGGTGAATCCTTTATAGTAAATGCTGAAAAATCAAATGTAAGGTTATCATCTGCTATTTATGGTAATGTTTTAAATTCAACGGGTAGTATTATTCCTTTAATTTGGGATGCTATAAATAAAAATTATAAACTTACTTTATATTCTGAAGAAATGACACGTTTTATGATTAATATTAAAGACGCAATGGATTTAATAGAAGAGGGATTAAAAGTTAGTGGATTTAATATAATACCCAATTTAAAATCCTTTAAAGTAAAAGATTTATTTGAAATATATAATAAGAAATTTGGACTAAAGTACAAAATAGGTAAGCCTAGAATATCAGAAAAAATACATGAAATAATGATATCAAAAGAAGAGGCTCCAAGAACATTTTATAGTAAAGAAAATGATGTATTTTATATGCATTATAAAAATATAGCAGAAGATTCTATACAAAATGAATTTTCTAGCTATGAAACAATAGTAAGTAAATCTGAATTAAGTAAAATTTTAACTTACTATAATTTTTTTAAAGTTTAATTAATATTTATAACAGTAGTAATCATGAGTGAAATAATCAAATTATCAAAAGAGGAACTTGAAAAACTTAAAGGATATCAAGAAAAAAATAAAGGAATAACCCTTAATTTAGGTTCTGTAGATATTCAAAGAGCAATTTTAGAAGGACAACGAAATAGTATTCTTGATAAACTAGCGGATTTGCAAGAAGAATCTAATAAAACGGCTAAAGAATTACAGAAAAAATATGGTGATGGAAACATTAACCTAGAAACTGGAGAAATTACTTTAGTAAAATAGTTTTTTGAAAAGGTTTTTAATATTTATAATAAAATAATATTAAATAACATAAGAAAATGGCAGAAACATTAATATCTCCTGGAGTATTAGCAAGAGAAAATGATCAATCCTTTGTTACATCTCAACCTGTAGTTAGAGGCGCATCTATAATTGGACCAACAGTATTAGGACCAGTTGAAAGACCAACATACGTTAGTTCGTTTAGTTCCTTCCAAGCAATTTTTGGTGGAGCTCTTAAAAGTGGGTCAGGTCAATTTACTTACTTAACTTCTATAGCAGCAAACCAATATTTTCAAAATGGTGGCGAATCATTATTAGTAACACGTGTGGTATCAGCTTCGGCAACTTGGGCTCCTGCTACAAGTTCATTAATGGAAACAGGATCAGGTGGTCCTACTACAGGATTAGCTCCTTTTGTATTAGAAACTATTTCACAAGGTGAGATAATGAATACAACAGGATCTATGGCTTCTGGAGCTCCGGCAGACGGAACAAATGGACAATTATTAAGTGGTTCAGCTAATAACGTTAGATGGGAAATAGCAGCTACTAATACAGCATCCGGTGTATTTTCATTATTAGTTAGAAGAGGTAATGATACTCAAAACCAAAAAGTAGTATTAGAACAATATAATAATATTTCATTAGATCCTTTTGCTTCAAATTATATTGAAAGAGCAATTGGAAATATGACTACAACTGTAATAACAGAAGGAACAGATACATTTATTCAAGACTCAGGATCATATAATAATATTTCAAATTATATTAGAGTAAAACAAGTAAATTATGCAACCCCAGAGTATTTTAATAATGATGGATCTGCAAAAGATGAATATACAGGATCATTACCTGTAGTAGGTTCTGGTAGTTATGGAGGATCATTTGGAGCTGGAGCAGGTTCAAATATATCTACAAAGGGACCAAATTTATTCTATGAATTAATTGATGGAACAAGTGGAGCTGCAAATACACAAGGTTTAATAGCAGATGATTATACAACAGCAATTGCTTTAATGGGTAATGTAGATGATTACCAATACAATGTAATATCAGTACCTGGATTAACTAACCAAATAACAGCAACACCAATAACATCCTTAGTAAATAATACAATTGCTAGAGGTGATAGTATTTTTGTTTTAGATTTAGTTAGATATAACCAAGCAATAGCAACTGTAATAAATCAATCCTCAGGATTTGATTCAAGTTACGCAGCTACTTACTGGCCTTGGGTTCAAACAATAGATCCAAATACAGGGCAAATGGTTTTTGTTCCACCATCCACATTTATTCCTGGAGTATATGCATTCACAGATGCATCATCAGACCCATGGTTTGCACCAGCGGGTATTACTAGAGGAGGAATGGGACAAGTTGTAAAAGCTGAAAGAAAATTAACTTCTAATAATAGAGATACTTTATATGAAGCAAATGTTAACCCAATAGCTACATTCCCAGGACAAGGAGTAGTAGTATTTGGACAGAAAACATTACAAAAAGCAGCTTCAGCATTAGATAGAATAAATGTTAGAAGATTGTTAATAACACTTAAGGATTATATTTCACAGATTTCTGATAACTTAGTATTTGAACAAAATACAATAGCAACAAGACAGAATTTCTTGACACAAGTAAATCCTTACTTAGAAAGTGTTCAGCAAAGACAAGGATTATATGCATTTAAGGTAGTAATGGACGAAAGTAATAATACACCAGATGTTATAGATAGAAATGAGTTAATTGGACAAATTTTCTTACAACCAACTAAAACAGCTGAATTTATTATATTAGATTTCAATGTATTACCAACTGGAGCAACATTCCCAGCATAAAAACTAAAAAGATAAATATTTATAATAAAATAAGATAATAAAATGGCAGTATTAAACCCAAACGAAATATTTTTCACAGCTTTTGAGCCAAAACAGGCAAATAGATTTATACTATTTGTTGATGGATTCCCTTCTTACATAATGAAAGGAGTAGGGGCTGTTTCACTAACGCAAGGTTCAGTACCTTTAAATCATATGAATGTACAAAGATATGTAAAAGGAAAAACAGTATGGAACACAATTTCATTTACTTTATTTGATCCTGTAACTCCATCTGGTGCTCAAGCCGTTATGGAGTGGGTTCGTTTACATCATGAATCTGTAACAGGTCGTGATGGGTATAGTGATTTCTATAAAAAAGACCTTACAGTTAATGTATTAGGTCCTGTAGGTGACATTGTATCAGAATGGATCATTAAAGGAGCAATGATTACCGAAGCTAGTTTTGGTGATTATAATTGGGATACTGAAAGTACTGCTGTAGAATTATCAATGACAGTTCAACCAGATTATTGTGTATTGAATTTTTAAAATTTTACCCACCCCTGATAAAATTAGCTTGACTTCGGTCAAGCTTTTTTTTTCCTTTTCGCGTAAAAAATTTGGTTACCCTGGATATTTTTCGTATATTCACACCGTAAATAATAATAAAAATCAAGGTTATGTCAAATGTAGTAAAAATTAAAAGAGGTCGTCCAAGTCGAAAAATTGGTAAAATTGTTAAAAGATTTAAACCAAACACAATGAAAATGGATGATTTTAAATTTGATCCTCAATTATTTATTCCTATGAAAACAGGAACTAAAATTGATAATTTACTTTCAAGTGAAGGTGGAATGATGAAAGGTACTAATGTAGCATTTGTTGGTGATCCTGGAGTTGGTAAAACAACTGTATTATTAGACATGCTTGCTAATATGAAAAATAAGGGCAATAAAGTATTATTTATCTCAGGTGAAATGACACAAATTGATATGGTGGGAATGGTTAAAAGATTTCCTAAATTTGGTCAATTGCCTATTTTATTTATGGGTGACTGGATCGAAAATGACCCATTAGTTATTTTAAAATCAATTTTAAGCGAAGGTTGGGACTCAGTTTTAGTAGATTCGTTTGCTGAACTTGCAGTTGCTATTCAAGATTTTCATGGAGGTACAATGAAAAATGCAGAAACTCAATTATTAAATTTATTTGAAAAACATAATAAAGGTGAAAATTTAAATAAATTAAACACTAATTTTATGATCATACAGCAGGTGACCAAAGGTGGAGAATTCGCTGGTAGTAACCGGTTTAAACACATGATTACCGCGATGGCGCATATGAAATTTAATGCTGAAGGTGGTAGAGCAATATGGTTTAGTAAAAATCGTAGAGGTGGAGAAATGAATAAATTACATTTTAGCTTAGATCAAGCTAATCATGTTGGGTGGTTATTTACTGAGCCTTTAAATATGACAATATAACTAGTAGTTATTATTTACAATTAAAAATAGCTTGGCTTCGGTCAAGCTTTTTTTTATATTACATATGTATAATAAATATAGTTACAAACCAATAAAGATTATGGCCGAATTTAACATGCCTACTGAAACAGTAGATTTACCCTCACAAGGAATAGTATACCCCGAAGATAACCCATTATCTAGTGGAAAAGTAGAAATAAAATATATGACTGCTAGAGAAGAGGATATATTAACTAATCAATCTTTTATTGAGAAAGGTATAGTTATTGATAAACTTCTTAAAGCTTTAATTATTACTAAAATTAAATATGATGATTTAATAGCAGGAGATAAAAATGCTATTATGGTTGCTGCAAGAGTTTTAGGGTATGGTGGTGAATATGAATTTTTTTCAATAAATAAAACACATAAAATAGATTTAGCTGAAATTAATAACAAACCTTTACAAGAAAAATATTTTACTAAAGGAGTAAATGAATTTAAATTTACATTACCTTTTACAAAGTCAGAAATTACTTGGAAACTTTTAAATGGTCACGATGAAAAGAAAATAGATAATGAATTAGAGGGTTTAAAAAAATTATATAAAGATAATGTCCCAACACTTTCTACTCGTTTAAAATATATTATTACTTCTATTGATGAAGAAAGAGATAGAAAATTTATAAGAGATTATGTTGATAAAGCATTATTAGCTCGAGATGCCAAAGCTTTAAGAAAACATATATCAGAAATATCCCCAGACGTTGATCTGTCTTTTTTTCCCGAAGGAAGTCAATCCAGAAGATCCATCCCGATTAACATCAACTTTTTTTGGCCTGACGTCTAGTGAGGCAGCTAATGTAAGAGTTAGTTTATTTAAACAAATACATAATATTGTTTTCCATAGTAATGGAGGATATGATTGGCATACAATATATAATATGCCTATTTGGTTAAGGAAATTTACTTGGAAAGAATTAGATGATTACTATCAAGCATCCAATAAAAAAATGAAAGAAGCATCTGAAGGTAAAAAAGGCCAAACAAACTTAATAAATTCTGATGGATCAGTTAATGTTCCTGAATTTGCAAAACAATCCCAACCATATAAAGGTAAAACAAACTATAAATAGTAATATTTATAATAAAATAATTTATGGCTGACGGCAAGGAATTAAAAAATAATCTCTCCGAATCTAAAGAAATCTTATCGGGTCTTCGAGAAGAAGGCCAATTTCTACAAACTACATTTAAAGAAATAGTAGCATCTCTTAGAGATAGTGCTAAAAATAGTGAAGAATTTTCGGAAGCTATTAAATTAGCAGGTACTGACGCTAATTCATTAGCTGCTTCGGCTGCTAAATTAGCTGTTGTTAATAAAGATATTTTAAAAGATGAAAATGCAGCTAGGGCATTAGCAAAAGAAGTTCAAAGTATAAAACTTAAAAAGTTAAAGGTTGAACAGCAGATTAAATTATTTCAAGAAAAAGCTGCAAATGCAACTGGGAAAGAAGCCAAAAACATTCAAAAAACTTTAAAAAATTTATATGCAGCTTCAGAAGCAGCAGCAGCATTAGAAGGAAGTTTTGATGAAATTAATGCAGCTAATGCTGATTTAAACAAAAAGACTGCATTTTTTAAGGGAATGGAAGATACCCTTAAGACTATTCCAGGTATAGGCCCTGCAATCGCTGGACCCTTTGGTAAAGCAGCAAAAGCTGCTAGAGAAGCACGTGTAGAAGGTGGTGGTTTTGTGAAGGCAACAGCAGCTGCTGGAAATCAATTAATGGCTGCATTTGGTCCTGCAGCATTACTTGGTATGATTATAAAGGGTAATAAGGCTGCAACAGAGTTTAATAGAACTTTAGGTATGTCTAGAGATCAAGCCTTTGATATGAGAAAACAAATGGTTGAATTTTCTATGAGCTCTGACAGATCATATGCTTCAATATCAAAATTAAGAGCTGCCCAAGTAGGAATAACAGAAGCTTTAGGTATTTCAAATAAGCTTTCTAATGATGTATTAGAAGACCAGGTAATGCTAACTAAAAAGCTGGGTTTATCAACTGAAGAAGCAGCTGAATTTGCTAAAGTAACTACATTAACTGGTAAAAGTACTACTGATATAACAGAAGGTATACTCGATTCAGTAGCAGCTGAATCAAAGTTAACAGGAATAAGAGTTGATGGAAGAAAAGTTGTAAAAGAAGTATCTAAAATTAATGGTCAATTAGGTGCCCAATATGGGTTTAATACTAAAAGATTATCGGAAGCAGTAATAGCAGCTAACAAATTAGGAGTAACACTAAAAGAAGCTTCTGATATATCAAGAAACCTTTTAGATTTTAGTTCATCTATTGAGGCCGAAATGGAAGCTGAATTAATGACAGGTAAATCAATAAATCTTGAAACAGCAAGAAGATTAGCTTTAGAAGGAAAAAGTGCAGAAGCTTTAACTGAGATAGCTGAACAAATGGGAACGGCAGAAGAATTTTCTTCATTAAATGTTATTCAACAAGAATCCTTAGCTAAAGCAGCAGGAATGACTGCTGATCAATTAGCTAATATGTTAAGAGAAAGAGAAACTCTTAATATGATAGGTGCTGATTCTATAAAACAATTAGAAGAAGAAGGTAGACTAGAAGAATTAAAAACATCAGAAACTGGTAAACAAATGTTAGCCGCATATGAACAATCATCAGCAGCCGAAAAATTACAAGATACAATGACTAAATTAGGTGATTTATTAGGAGAAATGATGGATGGTGCGTTTGGAGATTTTATAACAGGTTTTGCTTCAATATTATCATCTTCAGAAGGTATTTATGCTACAATGGGTCTTTTAGGTACTTTAATGCTTGGAAATATAGCCAAAATGGTTATTGGAATGGGTACTCAGTTAGGTATTCAAAAATTATTAGTTCAATCTGCTAAAAAAGAAGCGGCAGCAGATGCTATTGGTGCAGCAGCAGAAGCTGGTAAGAGTGTTTCTAAAATTCCATATGTTGGTGGATTTATTGCAATTGGTTTAATGGCTGGGATAATAGGATTTTTATTAGGTAAATTATCAACAGCTGATGACCTTATGTCACCAGGTACAGGAATGGGTGGTGGATATGGAAATAGAATGCTATTAGGTCCCGAAGGAGCTTTTGCATTAAATAATAAGGATACAGTTTTAGCTGGTACTGACTTAGGTAGTGGTGGTGGTGGTGATAATACTGGTACTGGGGTTATGGCTAAAGCACTTGAAAATATAAGCTCTACCTTAACGGGAATGGCTAATAGACCAGAACCTGAAATTAATATAGATTCAGTAGATATGGGAACTGCTGTAGGTTTAAATGCATTTCCTATACAGTAACATATTTATAATAAAATAAATTTAATAACTTAAAATACAAATTATGGCTTTACTAAACAAATTTTTATTAGACGGTTCACAAGTAACTTTCTTAAAAGGACAAAAACCAACAGGACCTTTATCTCCTGGACCTGGTACTATTCCAATTAATAATACTTTTGAACAAGGAACTTATGAAGATTATCTTGTCAATATTTCTACAAGAATAACAGATAACACAGGTAACTAAAATTATTATATAGTTGCCTAGGTTACTTACAATAAGGACGGATCTTTCCGAATATAGAACTGCCCAATACGGCTATGATAGACGTGGAGCAGGCCCTCGTGATACTAATGCGAGTGGTCAACCCTATGAAGTAATTGAAATACGTCAAAGAAACTTTAATGAGACTGATTTTGATGCTTCAACACAATTAGAGGCAGGACAAGTAGAAGACTTTTTATTAAGAGGAGGGGCTTTATTACCTGAAATAGCTTTTAGAGATGTTTCTAGATTAACAAAAATGTTTACTGATTTAAAATCTCCTAATGGACTTTTATTTACAGCAAAACAAGAGGCACTATCGAGATCAGGTGTAAATGTTTTAGCAGGTACTAATAATGAAGATTTTCCAGATGGATCTAAAAATAATAGGGCATTTAATAATGGAATTTATTTACCAACTTCTACTATATTACAAGCAGCAGGGGTTGGAATTGGAACACATCTATTAAAACAGGGAATAGACCCAACAGCAGATACAGATGGTGATGGGGGCTTTTTTAACCTTTTAGGTTTTGATGATCCTTTATCAAACCCCCTTTATATAAATACTCTAGCATCAAAAGAAAGATTAGAAAACAAACCATCAAGTAGATTATTAGCTTTTACTTCTCTTAATGTAAATAGAAAAGATACAAACCCTGGCATTTTATATTCTTATAGTGGGGGACCTGGTTCTGTTTTAGGAGTAGGAGGTCGTACTAAAGTTAATATGCCAGGTGATGGAAGAACAGGAACTAATAACCCTCAATTAGATACTTCAGGATTTTATACTACTGGGGTTTCTAAAGTTAGTAATTTTGGATATGATTATAGTGTTTTTGGTAAAAAAACAATAACTAAAAGCTCAACAGATCTTGTAAATAATCTCCTTCCTTGGAATTTTAGAGGTGGTACTTATTTTGGTAAAACAAATAGTAATGTAAATAAAATAAAATCAGTTAGTAGGATTTATGAACAAATAACTGGTAATATTACATTATTTGAAATGTCTAATAATGGACAAGTTAAAGTTGATAATGGTGATATTAATGGTAGTTTAATTGCTGATGTAGGTTTATCAGTTTACCAACCAGAATCCTTTTTACCTAATCCTTCTGTAGGAAATCAACCAGGATTAACCTACGATGAAATAATAGCAGCAGGTGATAATACTGGTGCCGGGGCTAAAGGTGGTAATATTATTGATTTTAGAAAAAATGGATCTAAATTTAACCAATCTTACACTAATAGAGATAAAATATTAGTAGGTAGAACTAATATAGGAGACCCAGGTAGAGATGATAAATTAAATAAAACTTCTTTTTCATTTGCATCAAACTCATTAAATAATTTTAGTAGTGCTTTAGATAAAGTAAATGCTTATCCCCTTTATACTACCAATAATCCAACAGGTATAGGGTTAGTTCAAAATGCTACCTATGCAGGAAAACAAAAAGATTTATGTAAATTTAGAATTGGTGTTATTAATAATAATGATCCAAGTTTTACTACGTACATACATTTTAGAGCATTTATAGATAATATGAATGATAGTTATTCTGCTAAATGGAATGAAACAACTTATATGGGTAGGGCTGAAAGTTTTTATAATTATACTGGATTTTCAAGAGAATTTTCATTAGATTGGACAGTTGCAGCTCAATCTAGAGCAGAACTATTAATAATGTATAAAAAATTAAATTACTTAGCTTCAATTTGCGCCCCAGATTATTCTGAAAATGGATATATGAGAGGTAATTTAATTAAATTAACTATAGGAGATTATTTATTTGAACAAACAGGATTTATGAGTGGTATTAACTTTACACCACCAAAAGATTCTCCTTGGGAAATAGCTGTTAATGAAGAAGGTGAAGAAGATGGAAGTATTAAACAACTCCCATTTATAATGCAAGTAACTGGATTTAAGTTTACCCCAATCCATGAGTTTGTACCACAAATTCAAAAGAATAAATTTGGAAAAATATTTGATGAAAATAGCCAAGATAATGGAGATGCTCAAGCAGATGGAACTGAAAATGGCACACCAATTGAAGAAGCTATTTTAACTGGATATGGACCACAAAGGTATATAGCTTTAGGTGATAACAGAAATGGAGGAAGAAATAATTATGATAAAAGATCTACTGTTAGAGAAAAACCTGCGGCAGTTGGTTCTATACTTGAACCACAAACCATTGTTGATTTAACAGGCCAAAACTTACCTGGTGTTGAGGATCTAAGAATTCCTGTAGAAAAAATTTCTAATACTCCAATAGCAACTTCAGTTATAGATGAAGCCTTTGCAAGTGAAGATTAAATTAAAGAAAAATTAAATTATGGCAAGATATACTAATTTAGATAATTTATTCACAAAATCAGGAAAACCTTTTAAGGGTACGGTACGATATCCTCTAATATCAACATCTTTTAGTGATATTTATGTTTTTACTGATTCTGGAGATAGATATGATATATTAGCACAACAATATTATGGGGATCCTAGTTTATGGTGGGTAATAGTATCAGCTAATCCTCAATTGCCAAAAAATTCATATTATCCACCTGAAGGAACACAATTAAGAATTCCAACAAATTATGCGGGGACAGTAAGAAATTTTCAACTTATAAATAATTAAAAAGTTATGCTGGGGAATATAATAGGAGGAGGATTAGATCAAATAACATCATCCCAATTAAAAGTACGTCAAACAGTAGCAGCTGCAGGGTATGGAGATAACTATATCCAAAGAACCCCAGAAATAATAAATTATTTAAATAATCGTAATGCATGGATTAAATTTGCATCTGGGGTAAATATTGGGGGTCAATATGCATCAGAAAAAATAAAAAATATATTTGAAGATTCTGGTATTACTATTAATACTGATGATACATCAAAATTAGGCTTAAATGGTTCAAATTTAGCTCAACAATTTGTCTTATTTAATGGAACAAGTACTATAAACGCAGATAGTAATTGGGATTTTAGATCAGGAGTTGCAACATCAAATAATTATAGAGATACTTTTGGTGCTTCTGCTTTATATGGAGGAATAGGTCAGGATAGAGGATTACAACCGGGACCAGGTGTTAAAAATTTAAAAATTAAAACATTAAATAGGGGTTCTATTAGAAAAGCAACCATTACTATAAAATGTTATAATAAACTGCAGTTTAATATTATTGAAGCTTTATATCTTAGATTAGGTTATAATATGCTTGTTGAATGGGGTTATGACAAATATGTTGCTAGACTCCCCGACCTAGATAAAAACCCTCAAAATACAATAGATAATAATAATCCCTCATTTAGGTTAATTGAAGATGTAAAAGATACGTTAGTAGAAACTGGGTTTTTTCAAGCTGGATTTAAAAATGATGATGTTTATAGTAGCATTGAATCTTTAAGATCACAATATGCTGGGAATTATGATGGTTTTTATGGTAAAGTTCAAAATTTTTCGTGGAAAATTAACACAGATCTTACTTATGATATTACAATTGATTTAGTAACTATTGGTTCCTTAATAGCTTCTTTAAAATCAAATATCCCGGCAGCAATAAGCTCAGCTAATATAACTGATTTATCTCAAAATTTGGGTAATATAGTTGATTTAAATGAATATGAAGCATCAAAAAAACAAGAATATATAGACCAAGACGCAGCAAAATTTATCGCACCCGAAATTGGTACTGATGCTATTTCTATATATTTAAATAGTAAAAAAGTTAATTTTAATTCATTAAAAGATGAAGAAGATTACTTATATATAACAGAAATAATTGGGGGTAGTGGAGATGTTATTACTTCAAATAGTGCTGCAACAAACACTGCTATTCAAAATATAAGTAATAGATTATATGAAACTATTTCAACCGGATTTCAACAAGCAAGATTTAATTTAGAAAAAACAAAAACTAACCGTTATTTTATAAGGTTTGGTAGATTTTTAGATGATTATTTTGATCTTGTTAATCTTTACATAGTTAAAAATAATCAAAAAAGTGATAAAAACCAACCAATAATAAATTGGTTACAAACAGATGACACTTACTGTAATTATTCTGCGGATATGGTTCCTTTTGATCCAAGAGTTTTATATTTTAAACCCGTTTTTTCAGAAATTACAAAACAAAACTGTTTTACTTCAGGAGTTTCTTCAGCTGATAAATTAGCTAATTCTGCTGTAGCTGATTTTACTACTACAAAAAAGAATGTATTATTAGGGCAAGTAATGAATATGTATTTGAATATAGATTTTTTACTTAAAGAGTTAGGAAAAAATGTAGATAAAAAGGGAAATATATCAACTTTTATTTATATCCAAAATGTTCTAAATGGCATAAATAAAGCTATGGCAAACCAAACTCAATTAGAATTATTTGTTGATAACGATAAAGATGTAAAAATAATAGAATTAAATACACCTAAAGGAATAACAAAATTAACTCCAAAAAACGATTTTATATTTGAAGCTTATGGGTACGGCGTTAACAATAACCAGGCTAGTATTATTCAAAATTTTAATATAAAAACTAAAATAACCCCAGACCTTATTAATTTAATTTCAATTGGGGCAACATCTCCTGAATCTCAAACCAATGGGGTAAAAGCTTTATCATTTAATAATTTTAATAGAGGATTAATAAATAGATTTGAACCCTCATATGATCAACCCCCTATAGAAGTTGGACCAGTTTCTGTAGAAACAAAATTAGACACTCAAGAAAGTTCAATTTTAGCTGCGTTTAGGAACACATTTAAAAATGATATAGCAACAAGAAAATCAAACTCAAGCCATAGTAACTATGATAGAGGTATGGATTCTAATACAAATAAAACAAAAGGTAGATTTTATTGGGGATATACTTGGGGTGATGGAATGGTTGGAATAGCACAAGGTGGTAATTCGAGTGGTATTCCCCAATTTGATATTACTTGGGAATCTCCTAGTGGTGGAACATTAAAATTAGAATTTAAAGGAAATAATATACCTGGTGGTTATGCTATAGATGATAAAGGTTATAATAAATATTATTTACATTGGGGTAAAAATTTAAATAATGCTGAGTATTGGATTGGAGAATCAGCTGGAAGATGGAAAGGAGAAATTAAAGGAAAAATTTTAAAAGAAACTAAAAAATATTTAGCAAGTTTAGCTGGTACTGAAGTAAGATTTAATACAGACCCAGCTAATTATCAAGAATACTTAACAGAGGCTTTTGGAGGAGATTTTAATTATAATATTGACACTGCTGATACATCTCAAGGAGATGTACAAAATGTTGCAGTTGTCGAACAAAGACAGGTATCTATATCTAATGCTAAATGGTTTGAAATTAACCCAAGTTTTATAAATCAAGGGATATCTTTATATAAATTAAATAGAGCAGAACAAGATGTAGTTGATTATAAAAAAAATGGAGTAGTATCTAATTCTACTGGTTTTATACCTATTGAATCTAGTTTTGATTTAGATGGTATTTCTACTTTTAAAATATTTCAAAAAATTAATGTAAGTCAAAACTTTTTACCAAATAATTATCCTAGTACTTTAAGTTTTATTATTAAAAATATTGACCATACGTTAAAAGATAATGCTTGGACTACATCTTTAACAACAGTATCAATTCCTATTCAAGAAAAAGAATCCAACATAAAATCAAGTGATTTAAATCAAAAACCATGGCCACAGGGTAACACAAAACAAGAAATTAGTAAAGAGGGTTGTAGTTATCCCCCAGCACCAGGTTTTCCAACAGTTGCTTTTGATGACCCTTCAATTTCACTTATAAACCCTTGTTCTAATACAGGTTTAGTTATTAAAAACAGCGTACAACCTAATAAAAAAATAATTGTAATTCATCATACTGCAAGTAATGGTAGTAGTGCTGATTATGTTCGTGGTTGGATTAGAAAAACTTATGCAATTGCAACTCATTTTATAATAGAAAGAAATCCTAATGCAGGTAAAAATGGAGCAGTTAGATTATTTGAAGATAAATATTGGAGTAACCATATTGGAAAAACTCCTGGAGAATCTGCGGCAACTGGAGACCCTGATCAGCAAGAACCATATATGTTATCTATTGAAATTGATAGTTATGGTTATTTAACAAAAACTTCAACTGGGTATAAACAGGGATCTAAAAAATGGAAAAATAATGAAATAGCTGTTGCTAGGCCCGTAAGATATAAAAAAAATACAACGAATCTTGATAAATTATTACGACAAGCAGAAACAAACATAGTAAAAGCTTGGCAAATATTCTGGACCAATTATGCAAGCGAAGGAAATAAATTTCCTAGTAGCATTTCAGATTTTACAATAGGAAAAAATGGTGAACCTTACATAAAAGGTTTAGGTTTTCCTTTTAAGTATAATCATTTAGGTTATAAAAAAAATACCCTTGTAAGTTTAGGATACGTTAAAAATGTTTTATTTGGAACTTCTACTAATTCAACAACAGCATGGATTAATAATTCAGCCTCTCCTTATGATATAAATATGTTTAAAGGTAAAAATAAAAATGTTTATCGTTTTGGTATAAATTTAGATCAAAAAGTTTTTGGTATAGATAGGATAAATTACTCTAAACCTGATCAATTCTTTAGTCAATATAATAATAGAAATAAAAAGAATTTCATAATTAAAACATATGATTTTAATGGGCAAAAATATAAAATGGATGGATTTTCTGCTTGGATAGTTTTTGCATCTGCTTATGCTATTTTAAAGGATATTCAAAAAGGTAAAGATTATCATAAAGGAATTAATAGATATATTAAAGAAGAGGATTATAATAAACTTTTAAATTCTTCGTCTAGTTGGCAAGTAATTACTTATAAACAATATAGTTATTTTCAAAAATATACTAGTAAACAAGTAAAAGCGACGTGTGATGTTGTTAAAGATTGGGCAATAAAATATAAAATTCCTGTATGTCCTATTAAATATGGCACAAAAGTATGGGATGATTGGTATCAAACATTTTTTGGGTGTGATTTAAATGGTAAGGCAAAAGTTGATTATTCAGCCTTTAGATCTGATTCTCAAATGGCTAAAGCTTGTTATACACATAATACTTATAAATCAACAAAAGTAGATATTTTCCCTCAAAAAGAATTAATAGAAGGTCTACGAAGAGTTGCTGTAAAAATAAATACAATGGGAATTATATACCCCGGAGATAAAAATTTATCAGGTTAATAGTTTTTTTAATTTAAAATATTTATAATAAAATGTATTTCCCACCTTCTCAAATTCAAACTAATTTATATACTAAAGGAACAGAATTGGCTGATGCTATTACTAATAAGCCTTATATAGGATATTATTTTATGTCATCAGATGGAAGAAAATTTACAGGAAAAAACCCTAATGTTAAACCTTCAAAAGAATTATTTAGTATAACCCCGTCTTCTAATAAAGACGTAGAAGGTTTAGAGCCTGGGGCATTAAATCCAACTACTAATAATTATGATTTACCTCCAATTTATGTTGAAAAAAATGTATTAGGTATTGGTAGTCGATCAACACCACCTCAAAACCCAACACAAATTTTCCCAATTCCCTCTGAAAATAATTATAAGTTAGGTGAATTTCAAAGATATTTTTGTAAAAGATATTCAAGTCCTTTGTATGTTGAAGTAAATTTAAAACAATTTAGAAAATTTAGAGATCAAATCCAAGATGTTAATTTTAGAAAATATTTTACATTTCAAATTCCTTGGATTATAACTGGTGTAAAAAGTAAAGTAGAAGATATTAATAAAAAAACTATTGAAAGAATAGAATCTCAGTATAAAATATCAGGTTTTAAATCCTATTTTAGAAAAAAATACGATCAATATTTTAGATATACACCAGGTGAAAATTTAAAAACTGATGGTACAGAATTTATAATCGAAAAAACAGGTAGAAGATATAGAGGACTTTACCATATCCACCCAGATAAAGGTCCTATGGTAGGAGCACAGCATGTTTCTACACCTCATAATTATTTACTTCCAATTAGTGGGTCTACTAATCAAGAAACCAAATCTAAAGCAATATCTAGAACAAATACCATAAGAAGTGAAGGATATAGTGGCGGGTACTAAATAATTTCGTATATTAGGGATTAAAATAAGGTTATATGTACTGGCTTGTAGAAAACGAGGAACAGTTAAATGTTTTAATAAATAGTGGTTATAAAAAGGCTTTCATTGAGGTAATACC